TACGACTGGGAACGCGTAGTTACCGTCTTGGTTTGTGGTAGCACTTGTTATATCAGGGTGGTTAAACCAGTTAGCCCCGTCAAAAGTATGCTGTACCGTATAGTTAACCGTGCCAGACACAACCACACCAAACCCAATATTGAATGGGGAAATGTAATAGTCGGTTACGATACCTGAGGTGCTACCCGCACCCGTTTGAGCCTGTGTTTGTGGCCTCATAATTAATCTCCTAGTTTTAAGTTAAAAGGGAGCCGAAGCCCCCCGAGACTAATTAAGCAGTTGCTGCGCCGTTAGTTGGTACATAGTATGTGATACGACCTGAGATTGAACCACCAGTAGCAGCAGAAGCACCAACAGAACCTGTGATATACACCAACTCAGAAGTAGACAATACTGCACCTAAGCTTGCACCGGGAACAGTAGCAGTAGCCCAGTTAAATATTTGTTTGCCTGCGTCAGCATCCGCTTCGTTCAGTAAGGAAGCGTTGTTAGTAGTACCAGAAGAATAGAGAGTAAAACCCATGTCAAAAGTAGGGCTAGAGCCGCCAGTACCTGCCGCATTAGCTTGGATCTCCGTGATAACTGCGCCGATAGGCAGAATGACATTTGCTGTGTCAGTAGAAGATTTTTGGACTTTGTTGCCTGCGGCTGCAGTTGGGTTGAAATAAAAATCAGCGACCATTACCATTGAACCAGCATATGCGGTTTTAGTTGTATCGCCGCCGAATGAGCGCCAGATTGCTTGAGTAGTTGATGTAGCCATAGATGCCTCGCACGTGTGTCATACCGTCTTGTGCAGAGTCCGCTAGGCCGGTCGGTATGAAGAAAAATAGATACCTAGGTTTGGCCCGATCATATCAACTAAGTCGTTAGGGTGCAAGGGTTTATTTGCTTCTCCACACCCATTTCTGATTTCCCACGCCGTATATCAATTCCATCCCTGCCGATCTGCATATTTCTTGCTCAGTTTTATTATTGTCGTAGTAAGGATGTAAAAAATGACTTTTGTTTTTCATTTTATGTTTTTGCGTAACGTATCTTGGTGCTCTACCTTTTCTATATAAAGACAAGTATGTAAAGTGTGTAAAACCACAAAATTAAATTAAAACTTTGGGTAAGTTCGTTGTATGGGCGTTCTATGGGCGGGCGCACATAAAATGTTTTACGCCACACCATACAAAAAGAAACCCGCCGAAGCGGGTTTCCAATAGCACATAAGTACTTGATTTTTATGAAGTACCAGGCGAGCCGTACACGCCTAACGGATCAGAGTACCCGAAAGAATAACGCTCTCTTGCGCGGTAACGTAAGTTGCCGGTGTCGAAATCGCCATCAGAAGATGTCTGAAGTGGGGTGCGGATGAAGTGCTTCAACCCATTTGGGACATCGGTTAACAAGAACCACGCGTTGCTATCTGTCAACCAGTGGTTAACAGTGTAACCTTCTGGGATAGAACCGTTGTTTTTGATAGCGTTGATGTCGTTATCAGTTGTGCCTACACGCAGTTCGGTTTCCAGCAAACGAGTTGCTACGAATTGCAGTGAAGGAGGAACAACCAACTTTTTAGGTTTGGCAGCGATCAACAGACCCCGCTCGTCAGTCCATGCAGCGATTTGGATAACAGCCGCTTCCAAAGAAGTTTCGTTTAAATCCGCAGCAGTTGATGGACGGTTGCTAACGGTAGAACCGTTAACCAGAGGATGGTTGGTCACAGAACCAGCACTGTTAGTACCGAACAATGATACACCGTCACCACCTACGTAGTTTTGGTTGAAACCGTTGTTCAATACGTTAGCACCTTTAACCTGTTTGGTGTAAGCCATACCACGAGCCAAAGCTTTGGTGTAACGAGCAGACAGTGAGTCATACAGGTTATCTTCCATTGCTTCTTCAGTGATAGCAAAACCATACACGATTGTTTCGTGGGTATAACGAGTTGACCAAGCTTCTTGGGCCACATCGTAGCTCATTGCTTGACCTTCGTTTTTAACTGGCGCTGCGCCGAAACCTGACAGTTTCAATTCTTCTTCGAATGAACGATCAGAGCTTTCGATTTCAAAGAGTTCTTTATGCTCTTCGCCGTAGCGGTCATATTCCAAACCGAAGAGGGCGTTAAGGCCCGGAATCAGTTCTTTAAGCTGTTGTGAACGAGAAATAGCAGCCATTGATTATGCTCCTGTAGTTTGACGGTAGAAGTGAACGCCCAACTGATAGCTAACTAATACTTGCGCAAAAGTGCCGTCAGACAAAGCAGATTCTTTAACTACACCAACAATACGGAAAGGCAGAGTAGCAGTGGTAGCCGCAGACGCGAAGTTTGCAGAAACCGCACTGTTGCCAGTCGACGTGTTGACTGCTGTAGCAGGCTGATAGTAACCGATGTTTTTACCAACAGCAGCGACAGTAGCAGCACTAGAAGTATAAGCTGTACCAGCGTTAGTCAGAGTGACTTGTAATACTGCTTCTGGGTCTTCGCAGATCAGCGCTTGTGCGTCTGAAGCTACAGTGCCTGTAGGCCAGTATTGTTTGTTCACAAAATATTTCAAGTTAGGGTCTGTGTAAGAACAACCCAAGAAAATACCTACTGGTTTAACAGTTGGGAAAGTGCTTTGTGTTACAGCGCCTGAACCAGTGCCGTTTACACGAACAATATAACCACCTGAGATACCAACTAAGTCGCCAAAACCGATGTTTTCTGCATATGCAGATGCGATTGGTAATTGACGTACAGCACCAGCATAAACTTGACCACCGATCAAATTAACTGGGGTGAAGCCAGAGACTCCAACTGCCATATTAACCTCCAAAAATTTTAATTAGCGGTATTACCTACCGCTGCCAAATGATGTACTCGATTTACGATCTGAGAATAAAGGCATTCTAGGATCGTTTTCTCTCATATAGTTTCTATCAACGGACTCAGTTTGCATTTTGGTTGCATTTTGGAAGTAAGCGTCACGTTGGTTAGCTACTTCTGCGGGCAACTTGCACAGCATAAGACCGCCGATCTCGATGTTCTGATTACTACCTTGTGAAGCGGCGCGGCTGTCAAATGACAAGTCGATCTCTGGGTGGTCCTTAGCTAAGCAAGGTACCCAACCTTCACGTCGTGCGGTACTCACATTTCGAGGATCTGGAGCATTCATGTATGAAGTACGAATCCATCTAAATACCCAGCCCGGTTGAGGGGTAGGCTCGGGTAGATCACTTGCTGGGCGCCATGTAGCTGCAATTCGTTCAGCACTTTGACGAGTATCTTGCGATCTTGGTTTTGTAGTTTCAGTCATAAAATGTTCCTTATTGTTGTTTAGCGACTTGTCTAGCGTACGCTGCAAGAGGTACGTTCAAGCGTTTGGCGATGGCTACTTGCGTAGGAGTAAGCGTGACTTTTTTGGAAGGCGTCGATCTCGCCGCCGGTGCTACAACGGTCCCGTTGCGTGTGGCACTCTTAAATTTTTCAGGAAATACTTCCCGCATCCGTTTGTCTATTTGCGCATAATAGTCATCGGATCGTGGGTCTACCCCCTGACTAACCAGATTCTCGTGAACCGCATAAGCCAGATTAGTCATCTCTCGATCTTGTCTGAACCATGTGTTCTTTGCCGCCCACGATTCGGCTTTTTCATCGCGTGGTGTTTGTTGAACTGGTTGTTGTGGCGCAGTATAAGCAGGAACTGGCGAAGATTGCAAGTTTTGTTGTATAGGTTTGTACTGACGAAGTTGTTCAGCTTCTTGTTGTACTTTATACAAGCTTCTTTGCGCGTCTACTAACGCCTCAGAATCGCCTTCTTCATAGGCTCTTTTATACTGAGCTTCCGCAATAGCAGTGTCGTATACCAGCTTCTGTTGCGCTTGTTCAATAAGCGCTTTTTCACCCCAAGAAAGTGTCTCTTTAAGGCGGTTATTTTCTTCCAAAATATGCTGCGCGTACTGGATAGCTTCTGCTTGTTGTTTAGCAAATGTTTCTTTAGCTCGACGCTCGTCATGGTATTTACGATTCATCTCGTTAATACGTTTTTGGACTTTGGTCGAATATTGGTTGAGCTCGTCATCATCAACATCTGCGGAGTTTTCTAAAGGTTTTTTGCCTTTATCCTCCTCTGGGGTGTCATCAACGATTTCAATCTCAATATCACCATCGTCTACAGTAATATCTACGGGTTCTTCAATACCGTCAATTTTGTCTTCTTCTGCCATATATCCTCCTAGTACGCGCGTCCGTAGCCTTCAACAGTAGGTGCTACGCCGTCAATTTGATCGTCATAAATGATTCTGAACTCTTTACCTTTAACAGAGCCTCTAGTGCCTGAATAGGCGCGTGTGATGACAAAATCACCCACTTTACACCAAGGACCACTAGGAAAACGCTTTTCGTCTTTGAACGCATCTGGGCCAATCTTAACCACCATACCGACAGTAGACGCCACTTCTTCGCGGTGTACAGCTGATACAGGCTTAATAATACCCCCTGTTGTTTTCTCTTCGATTGTTGGTGTGACAATCAAAATTTTAGGGCCTACAGGCTCTGGTAAAATATCTAAAAGTTCTTCCAGTACCGCTTGTGTTGCGTCTGAATCAATAGCATCAACTATGCTAGTCATCTTCTTGCTCCCTATGTTTTTTGGCGAGGCTCTTAAAGGTATTAAGCGCAAGCGTCAGCCCCGATATAACGCCTACGATATGCCGATATTCGGCATAATCTTGCACGGAATTGCCAGAGGCAACCGCTTCCTTGCGGTTGTTAATCTGTTCTCCGAGTTCTTTTTCAAACCAATCTTCAAAGCTAAACGGTTTCATTAGACTCCGCTAGGTGGTTGTGGTTGTTGTGCAGCTTGCTGTGCCAGCTGCGCTTGTTGTGCCGCTTGTTGCGCTTGCTGCTCGAATTGTCTTTCTTTAAGATCTTGGTTGGCCTGCATCTGCGCCATTGCTTGCTCCGCACCCATCATAGCGATCGAGTGTTTAGCCGCCGCGCCGTCTGATTTAAGCCCTGCGTTAAGCGCAGCGATACGCTCTTGCAGCTCGAGTTTTTGTTTCTCGATGTCCAGCTTGCCTGTGACCTCCATCTCTTTAATCTGTAGCTCTTTCTGCTGCATCTGAATGACAGGGTCTTGGGCTTGTTGTTGCGCTTGCTGTTGTTGCACTTCCGCTTGATCTTTCTGTAACAGCATATCTGACGCTTGCGCCAGCAGTCTGCTCAGTTTTGTCTCCATTTCTGGTGGGATCTCTTCGTCGGGTTTAGGCAACTCGACACCCATCATCTGCTCCATCTCTTGCCTGTATTGGAACGCCGCATGCTCCATAATATGCGCCTGAATAGCCGCCTGAATCTGCTGACCGTTCGTCATGTTTTGGAACGCCTGTGCCATTTTCGGATCATTTAACAGGTTAGTATGGATAGTCATATGCGCCATGTGGTCTTGGAAGATAAAGGCTTTTGCCTTAGTTCCCTTCATCAAGTTCATGTTTTCTGAAACAGGATCAACAGGTTTAGCTTCTTTAGCCGCAGGAATCAAATCATCCACGTCCTCTATACCCATCGCTTCTAGCATTTGACGGTGCAAGTTAGGTAGGTTATAGATTTGTGGGTTTTGTTGCGCCAGCTGAATAGCTGCTTGATACTGCATAACCCGTTGAGCCATAGTAGAGGCGTTAGGGTTACTAACAGGAGAGACTTCCACGTTGCCGTAGTCTTCAGCGCGGCTGTGTGGTTTATCATCGTAGGATATGATGTCGTATCCTTCGTCTCCTGACTCTTTAATGATGTCAGCTAATAACTTGATTTCCTTATCAAACGCGTAGTACACACGGCTCTGTACAGCAGACATGACTTTAAGCGTACGCTCTAAAATTGCCAACGTGGTGCCCACAGGGGTTTGTCCACTCATATCGGAAATCTTAAGGTCTGCTACAGACGCCATACGACGTCCTTCGTCCACCACAGTCTGCAGTAACTGATACAGTGTAGCTGACGGCTCTTTATACGGTAATGGTAGAATGTTGTCTTTAAGCGCTCCAGATGGCACGTCTACGTCTTTAAATTCGCCCGGAGATATCGGTGTGTCATCCCCAATAACCCGCATACCACGTGTTTTAAACCCAGCCGGTAAGTTAGATAGCGTACCTGCATCCACCAACTGACGCATGATAGACGTCGCATTACGCGCAAAACCACCAATAATCTGAATCAGACCGAACCCATAGAACCCATCAGCAGGGACGTAAGGGTAGTGTACATAGTATTGTTTCTTGTTTTTAAGGGTGTCCCCTTCACGCCAGTTGCGTCTAATACCGATGATCTCCATCGAGCTTTTCTCAATAGTCACTACATAAGGCAATGCTATCTCTGTCGGCTCACCTGACTCATCCAAATCTTCAAAACCTTCAAGATCAAGGTCGACCATCATCTCCAACAGTATGTGTCTGTCATCGTATAGGGCTGAATAGCCGCCTTCACGGTCTTTTGCTTCTTGAATTTTATCGGATTGACGGGCTGGTTTATCGATTGGAACGTCTTTATAAAACCCAGAAACCTGCAGTTTTCGTAGCTCATTATGCGTTTTGCGCATGACATAAGACGCCCGTGGGCAACTCTCCAGATCCGACGTGCCATAAGACACCACGAAATCCTCAGCTGGGATAAACACACTGGTTTGACGCCCTAACGACGGGTCAAAATACACCTTTTTAAACGCCGATCCAATTAACGCCTGCGCCCAGAAGGTTCTCTCCTGTTCGTTTCTAAATTCAGGCATCTTCTTCATGATCTGATAGTTCATGTCGTCCGCAACACGTTGCGCCGCTTCTAACTTATCAGATGTCTGTTTACCAAACACTTGCGCTGTGACAGGACCATCCGCCGGTAAAGTCTCAGTAATCATCTCAGCTTGGAACCTAACAACCGCTTCTAGCAATAACGGGTGATTAACCCCGCACGCACCGGGCCACGGCTCCATACGATCTTCGTAGTTAAGACCTAGCAGTTCTAACCCGTCTTTATAGGTGTCTTCCCACTCTTTTCTGGAGTTTTTATCGTTTTCGTAGTCGTTAATTAAGTCACTCGCCAACGATGCTAGGTACGAATCATCTAA